ACTTCGACAATTTGGTAAATTCGGCGCTCTTCGGAGCTTGGAGGTGAAAACCCTTCTTCCCCCACCAGCTTTTTTGGGGGAATGGTGAAAGATACAAACACACCGGAATAATTTAGAAAAAATACTCTTTCGGTTTTCTCAGTTTATGCCGACTTGGCTCAGTGGCGACAGCACGGGTTTTGTAAACCCGCACCTAACGGTCCCGGGGGTTCGAGTCCCCCAGTCGGCTCTAAGGGATTAGGGATTTGAATGGATAGCAGTAGAGAGGTTAATAGGACGATGCATCTCCGATTTAACAAGCTGAAAAGCTTCTTGCCATTCGCCTGCATCGAGTTAGAATGAAATAGGAACGGTAGGACCGAACCCTATGGACTATCTCTACGGAATCTATAGGTTTCTATACTAAAAAGATGCAATTTCCCTTAAAACTTTGCCCCGTTGCGTAACGGTAGCGCGCAAGACTTTGGATCTTGGTCAGTAAAGGTTCGATTCCTTTCGGGGCAACGAAGCGTGCCGTACCTCCTCTGCTCAGTAACGTTCAAGCATGAAACGAAGCGCGATAGACAGTTCCGGAACTGATTCTATCTTACCTAACCAGGGTGGTAACAGAAAGCCTGGCAATTCGGGGTGTAGCACAGTTGGTAGCGCGTATGGTTTGGGACCATAAGGTCGTCGGTTCGAGCCCGGCCACCCCGACAAAATAAACTTTTTATACATAAATAACCTACCCCAGAAGTTTATTTTAAATGCCGACGATCCAGGGCAGAAGACGGGTCTGTAAAACCCCAGCTAGAGGTTTCGAGTACCTCCGGCGGCACTGCGTCTTTTTCGCCTCGTTTTGAAGATATATAGAATAAAACCTATATGCCAAGACGAGAAAAAAAGAAATTTCACTTTCTTTATAAAACTACTAATTTAATAAATGGTAAATTTTATATAGGGGTCCATTCAACAGATAATCTTAATGATGGTTATCTAGGGTCTGGAAAAATTTTAAGATATTCTATTAATAAGTATGGAATAGAAAATTTTAAAATTGAAAGATTAGAGTTCTTTGAAGATAAGGGAAAACTTTTTGAAAGAGAAAAGGAAATAGTTAATGAGTCTTTTTTGCAAGATCCTTCTTGCATGAATTTAAAATCTGGGGGATCCGGGGGATTTATAAATGAAGAACATCATAAAAAATGTACTACTGCAGGATTAGAATCCCAATGGAAAGATCCAATTTATTTAGAATGGCACAAGAAAAGACAAGCTAAGAGATTTCATGAATTAAATTTATCCCCTCCGGATAATTGGGGATTTAAAGATAAAACCCATTCTGAAGAAACTAAAATCCAAATGTCTTTAAAACATAAAGGACATACTTATCAAAAAGGTAATAAAAATTCCCAATTTGGAACTAAATGGATTACAAACGGAAAAGAAATTAAGAAAATAAAAAATACAGATCAAATTCCGCAAGGATGGAGATATGGCAAAAAATAAAGCGGATATGGCGAAAGGGTAAACGCCCCTGTTTAGTAATCTGGATTGAATTCTAGAACAGTCAAATCAGATGAGAAACGGGAGATCGGCCTTCTTAAAAGCTGTTTAATAAGTGATCATAAAAGCAGTAAGTAAGGAAGATCACCGATAGTCGAGGTTCGAGTCCTCGTATCTGCACTAAGATAGGAGGGGATAGTCACGTGAAAATATCTCCTTAAAAAGGCCATTCGGTCCATCCTATTTTTTCATTGTCCTTTAGTAGAATTGGCTAATACGCCTGACTCTGGATCAGGAGACTCCAGGTTCGAGCCCTGGGAGGACAACAAAACTGTAGTAATGTTTAGAGTTACTTCGAACTGTCTTGGAAACAGGTGCCTTAATGGCGTGGGGGTTCGAGCCCCTCTATTCGCTTCGGTGGATATGGCGAAATTGGTAGACGCGCTAAAGAAAAACGCTCTTTACGACTTTCTCAGTTTAAATTTAAAACTCTTCACTCTCGAATACATATAATAAACAAACATGGGTTCGAATGGTAAACTATTTTTATAGAGTTGAAAATAAAATAAATGGCAATTTTTATTATGGAGTTCATAAAACTAATAATCTTGAAGATGGTTATATGGGTTCCGGAAAAAGAATAAAATACGCTATAAAAAAATACGGTAAGGAAAATTTTAAAAAAGATATATTATTCTTTTTTGATACTTATCAAGAAGCATTAAATTTTGAAGCAGAAATAGTTAATGAAAATCTTTTATTGGATACTCACTGCTATAATTTAATGAAGGGGGGATTGGGCGGATGGGAATATATTAATCGAAATCCCTACATTAAATTAAAAGCAGGAGAAAATATTTCCAAAACCTTAAAAACTCTTTATAAGGAAGGAATAATAAAAAGTAAAGGATGGAATTATGATCAAAAGGGAAAGATTTTATCCCAGCATACTAAGGATCTAATTTCCAAAAATAATGCTAATAAATTATCCTCAGACGAGATTCAACTTCGAAAAGAGGATTTTCAAAACATTAATAAATCTAGGGGATGGCTTACAATTCTTTCTAAAAAATGGAATGTATCTCATACTCAGGTTAAAAGATTTATTAAAGAATTCGGGGAGTAAGTCCGTAAATGGTAGCGGTCCCGGCCTGGAACCGGGTGGCTTAGTTCCTTTGCACGTTCGAGTCGTGTTTCCCCGACAAACATGCCCTCGTGGAGGAATTGGCAGTCTCGCTAGATTTAGGATCTAGTTCCGCGAAGGAGTGTGGGTTCGAGTCCCACCGAGGGTACAAATGGGTATAATTAGGGCTCAGGCTCGGATGCTGACCTGTACGGTGACTCATAAAGATGGTTACAGCAATCGAATAAGTCCGGGTTCCGAAGATGGTGTCAAGGGTTCGATTCCCTTTATATCCACTAAGTAGTAGTAAAAGAAAGAGTTACTTCGCGTGAAATGGTTTCACATTTGATTTTGGTTCAAACTATGCGGTTCAAATCCGTCTGTTAATCTCTTCTGATTTTCTCTACTTTATGCTCCTGTGGCGAAATTGGTAGCACGCGATGGACTTAAAATCCATTGGTCCAAAAGACCGTGTCGGTTCGACCCCGACCAGGAGTACAAAACTTTCGGTAAGCACATTACTATAATATTAAAAATGCTTACCATGGATGAAAAAATCATTATTGAATCCTGTAATACTTCTTTAAGTATGTCTGAAGCTGCTAAAAAAGCAGGAATTCCTCACATGACTTTTAAAAGATATGCTATAAAATTAGGTATTTATAATCCGAATACAGCGGGAAAAGGAATTTATAAATCCAAAAAGAATCTAAAAGATGTTTTTTCTGGAAAAGTTGGGATGTCATCGGGTCAATTAAGAATTAGATTAATTAGGGAAGGATATAAAAAGAATAAATGCGAAAAATGCGGACAAGAATCTATTTGGTTTGAAAATCCATTAGTTATGGAATTAAATCATATCGATGGAAACAAAAAGAATAATAAATTAGAAAATCTCGAAATTCTTTGTCCAAATTGTCATTCCCAAACATTTACCTTTAGGGGTAGAAATATTCCTAAAAAATCGAGGTGTGGCGCAGTTGGCTAGCGCACCTGCATGGGGTGCAGGGGGTCGGAGATTCGAGTTCTCTCACCTCGACTAAAATCGAAAACTATGAACCAAATTGGTGATAAAAGAGTTATAGGAAACCCCGAAGATATATCTTCCTTAAGGGTTTTAGAAATAAATGATATTTATGAGGTTAGTCCCTCTGAAACATATTTTGAAATTATTGAAAAACCTTTAATTTGGGTCGATAGCGAAGTGGTTAAACGCGGCGGTCTGTAAAACCGTTCCTCCTTAGGTTCGGAGGTTCAAATCCTCCTCGGCCCACAATGTAATATGCAAAGATTTTAATTCTGTCTTTGAATATATAGAATAAAAACTATGGTTCAGAGAAAAATTAAAATCACCGATAAAGAGATCTTAGAAATCTTTAAGAAACATATTACTCTTCATGAAGCTTCAGCAGAATTAAATATGACTACAGTTTCTTTATGGAGAAGAGCAAAAAAATTAGGTATAAAATGGTCAGATAAAAAAATTCATAAAGGAGGAGCAGAAAAAATTCCTTTAAATGAAATTTTGGAGGGGAAACATCCATATTATCAGACTTTAAAACTTAAAAAAAGATTACTTAAAGAAGGGATTAAAAAGAACAAATGTGAAATTTGCAGTATAGAAAATTGGAATAATCTTCCTTTAAATATGCAATTAGATCATATAGATGGGGATTCTCATAATCATAAACTTGAAAATTTAAGAATGATTTGTCCAAACTGTCATAGTCAAACAGAAACATATTGCGGAAAAAACTTAAAAATATGAGACTTGAATCGCCTTTTGGATTTATTGATTTTGATGTTATCGTTGATGAAAAATATCCCGATGGATTATTGCTTTTCATGGGAAGCTATATCAAAAAAGAATTTCGAAGACAAGGAAAATTTAAGGAAATGGTAAACACCTTATTTTCTCGAATGAAAAAAGGAACAGAAGTTCAAGTATCCCTTGCAAATAAAAATTTAGTTTCTTATTTTAAGTCCATGGGATTTGAGGAAACAGGAGAAGTTGAATTCTGGGGTAAGCCTGATAATACAGTAAATTTAAAAGGGAAAATTTAAATTTGGCCGGTTCGTCTAGATGGCTCAGGACATCGCCCTTTCACGGCGGAGATCACGGGTTCGAATCCCGTACCGGCTACTATTCATAGCCCTGCTAAGAAGCTGTTAGCAGCCCACCTATACATCATTCCATTTTACGGAGTGTCCCAAGTAAGTTAGCGCGTTAACTGGGTTAAAGGAAATAGGAGAAGGTTATGGTATAAGCAGATATGCTGGAAATGGTATACAGAACAGACCGAGGATCTGTGCTCTTTTGAGCGTGTGGGTTCGAGTCCCACTATCTGCACTTTTTTGCATTAATTATTGAAATTTTTTGAAAAAAGTTTTTTTTCTATTGATTTTTTTCGTATATTTACTATGGAAATTAAAACTTTTAGAGATGAATATCCCAGCTACAATATCAACACCTAAAGTTTTCTTAGATCCAGAATTAGGGGAACTTGAAATTATAGGAAGATCATATCCCAGTAATTCTTTAGAATTTTGGAAGCCCATTTTGGATAGCATTTCTGAAATACCTTCAAGAAAATTCTCCATAAAGATTGGATTTGAGTATCTTAATTCTTCATCTCTAAAATTTCTTTATGGTCTTTTGAAGATATTTAAGGAAAAGCATCAGGTTATATCCATTGAATGGCTTTGCGAGGAAAAAGATCGTGATATGGAAGAAATAGCTAAATTCTTTTCAGAAGAAATTTCTCTTCCTTTTAAAATTATTAAGGTAGCTTCCTTTTAATAAATTCTAATGTATTGAATAGGAAAGCTCGAGATTCGAGCTTTTTTCGTGGGTTCGTATAGTTGGTTGCGTATGCTTAGTACGTCGGCCTTTCAAGCCGGAAACACGGGTTCGACCCCCGTGCTCACGACTAAATCCACCTGGCGTATTCCTGAATGGTCCTGCCAGATCAGTAGGGGGTATATGGGTGGTCTCTAAAGAAATCCTGGCAGGGAGATCTACGGGGTTAACTTCGGTCGTCTAGTGGCCTAGGACTCCGGCACCAGCCGGAAACATGGGTTCGAATCCCATCCGTCGGGCAAATTGAGGGATAAATAAAATAAAAGTACTATGGTTTTTGAAATCCTCGAATATGAGGCAACCCCTAAAACCCCTCATGTTTATTTTAATGGCAATAAGGGAATTTTGAATATCGAAGGAAGATGTATCCCAGAAGATGCTTCTAAATTTTTTGAAGAACTACATTCTTTCTTTGATAGGTATCGAAAATCTCCAAATTATCTCTTAAAGATGTCTGTATACTTAGAATATTTTAATACAGCATCTGCAAGAGAATTGATGAAACTTTTTAAAAGATTAGAAGAGTTTCCATCCGAAATAGCATGGTATTATGATAAAGGAGATATAGATATGCTTGAAGCAGGTACCGATTTTTATCAAATTCTCCAAGGTAAAGTTCCTTTATTTCTTCTTGAAAGAGAAAAATAATTTAACAGGAATTTAACAAGAAATATTTTTATCTAATCAGATCTTTTTGTATATTTGCTCTACAATTACAAACAAACGATCTTTCATATTTTGATTTATACGCCCCGTCCCACCGGCTACAAGAAAGGATGGCTCTATCATAATAGTGATCATAAAGGGTAGATGCGCGGTGAAAGTCCGCGATGGGGTAGCCCCTAAGGATACTCCTTCAGAAGGAGGTCCGAAGATGCCTGCCGACCAGCGCATGAGATGGTCCTCACCTATGAGCAAATAGGGGTTTTTTACGTTCTCGTTTTATCCTAAGAAAATGAGAGTACCGCTTCCACAGCGTGATAGGGGTCTGGCCACGAGACTGATGCGGTGGTAGGGTTTTTACGTTTCTGATTTTTCAGCTTGGGGATTTTAAACCTTTCCCCTAAACAAAATCGGTGTACTGCAAGGTTCCGGCATATT